AAGCGGGCCGAACTAGGGAGCAGCGCATTGCGTACACTGCGGCCGCACACGTGGCAGCTCGTGGCCGGACTCATTCGTTCGATGAGAAGGTCAAGCGCGCCCACACCCGCGAGATCCGCCAGCTTGGAACATCCCCAGCCGAGCAGCTCCTCGCAATCTGGCTCGATCAACGCTCCGTCGTAACCATACCGCAGAAGGCTATCGGTCCGTACAACGCTGATCTCGCTGCCGGCACCGTCGCCGTGGAAATCTTCGGGGGAGGTTGGCACGGATACGGACGACACCGCGCCCGTACCGCCGAGCGCTACCGCTACCTTCTCGATCAAGGTTGGAGTGTCGTAATTGTGTGGATCGACCAGCGCTCCTATCAGCTCCAAACACTCGCCGCTGATTACATTGCTACCTTCTGCAAGCTCGCCTGCCGCGACCCATCCCTCGCTGGTCAGTATCGGGTGATTTGGGGTGACGGCCAAGAGGCACCCAGCATTGGTGATGATCTCGATAAGCTCGCCGTCAAACCAACGCGCAGTTGACCCTCTAACCCCTTCTGCCGTAACTAGTGTCCCGGCTGGAAAGCAGCTCGGGTGAGCGGGCGGTTCTTCTCCGCCATCAAGAGGGTAAGGTGAAGCGTCCGCGTTGGCTTCGCATTCGGGACACGCATCAGCCTCCGCGAGCCATTCGACTTCCTCTATCCCCGCTGCTTCATACGTCTGCACGCTCGCGGTCGTCATCGCCCTATTCATCTCGGTATTCGCGATGACTTCCGCGCGGCTACCCGTCACATCTTCGAGCGCTTTCGCGGTCGCTTCGTACGAGTCGCCTTTGCTCAGCCCGTCGCTGATCGTGTTCCCGATCCGTTCAATGCTCGTATCCGTCATTCCCTGGATCGTGATGCTACCGTTCGCTAGCAAGTCCGCCATGCCACCGTCCGCTACCAACGCAGCAGCCTCTCCGTAGCCGGGCACCCAAGCGTCCCAGTACGCGGCGTCAGGCTGTGCAGCAATGTCTGTGAGGGAGGCGAGGATCGACCCGTGTGCGGCTGCTGCTGCATCGTGGGCGCCTTGCAGGAAGCCGTCGCCGTACAGTTCGCGCAGCGCGGATTCGAGCGCCTTCGGGCTCGTGCTGGCCGCTTCTAGCGCTTTAGCCGCGGCAGCAGCTACAGGATCAGGTTCCGCCGCCTTCGTAGCCTTTCTTTCCTGTGACCGATCCCAGCTGTCACAGAGTTGCAGCGCATCGACGGGCCACTCCCCATAACCCCAGCAGGTGCCCCCTTCGCCGCCCGGATGCTTAGATCCATCGGGGCGGAACATCATGCAATTACCGCAGGAAGCCGCTGTGGGGTTCTGGGACTCACGCAACCCAGGCGGTGCGTGCGTTGCGTCCTTCTTAGCCCCGCCCTTCACTGCTTCAGCGGCTTTGATCGCTGCGGATATCGCATCTGCACTGTACAGCTTGCCTAAAGCCGCTGCGATCAAAGGGCTGTAATGTGCGACGATCGCGTCAGCGTTGTGGTGGAACGCCGGCCGCGCCGGCTTAGCTTTTGGGCTGGCCTTGAAGGCGGCGTCCACCTGCACGCGCGTCTTCGCTTTCTCCAGCTTCGACCATATAGCCTGATGCGCCTCCGGTGAGAGGTTCGAGTCTACGAACTTACGAGGAGCCCTGCCCTTCTTTAGGCGGTTCCGGCTGTTCTCGCGCCAGCGCCGAAGAGCCAACGCAGTCGCCGCAGCCTTCGTAGCAGCCTCTTCCTCGTCATCGTCGTCTTCTTCCTCTTCGCTTTCAAGGTCTACGCCCTGGACGCCTGTCGCTGCCGTTACTCCCGCGGTTTCAGCCTTCGTTAGCAGCGCGTCGATATCCTTGAGCATCTTATCGATCGGCGTTTCTTCGCCTTCCTGCGCGCCTTCCGGCGTTTCTTCACCTTCAGCACCCGGGCCCGTGTTCGCAGTCGCATCCCGGAGCGCATTAGCCTGCGCACCCGTAGTTTCAGCAGACTGCTTCAGCTCCGGCGAGCCGGCAGGGGGTATCACTCCAGGTGCCGCAACGAACGGAGTATCAACCAGTGCTTGAGAGTCAGCGACCCCGAGTGTCTCCGTATCGATCTTACCCGCCATCGACTCCAGTGCCAGGATCGGGATCGGCCCGACGCGCGTGTTGTTGATGTACCGCGGTGACGGTTTGCTCTTGTCGATCGGCTGCCCAAGCTCAGTACGAACCTCGTCTATCCCGATGACTCCGTGATCCAGGTATATCCCGGCTGCTTGTGCGGCAGCGACCCGATCCTCAGTCTCTTTGCCGTCATCGAAACGTATGCGCACACGCAGCTTGAGGTGCTGCTTGACGAACAGGTTGATGACGTCCTCGACGTACCGCAGTAACGGGGTTGTGCCGACGCGGAACTGAACGTCGATCTGGGTGTCTCCTGTCGCACGGTTCACGTTCTCCGTAAAGCCAAGGTCGTTGGGGGTGACGCCGTACGACGCGCAAGTGCGGCGCATCAGGTACAACGGGAACTCTGAATCAAACTTGTTCGCTGCCGGCTTCGCTTCAGTGAACTTCGCGCCGGACGGCACCCAGCGGATCTGCCGGAGCTTCGTCTGGTCGCCCTGCATCAGCGCGTCCCAAGCGTCCTGCATGGATGCGATCTGTGCCGGGTCGGACATGTCCGGCGGCGCCTCCATGAAGCCGGCCGGCATGGTGCCTTCCGTAAAGAAGTTCAAAAAGTGCCATTGGAAGCGAATGTCAGTATTTGCGCTCAGCAGCACCGCTTCGAGCGGAGACTGCCCGTACTGCGAATCAGGGAGAGGGTTCCACGGCTGGTACAGCAGGTCGTCGGCCGCAAGCCAATCCCACGGTAGCCCCTCGATGATCTGCACGAACGCCGGCGTTATCTCCCCACCGAACAGCCCTTCGGGGTCTACGTTCTCGTCATCCTCGTCTTCTGGCTTGCGCCCGTAGTAGTCGATGAGCGGAATGATCGTACTACCGCTAATCACCTCTAGTGCGATTGGGTCGCCGGCTTCATTGCGGCGTATATACAGCGCTCCGGCGTCGTAACGCAGCACATCCTGAAGCCACTCCGCTATCCATGTTCGAAACGGCTGGCGCTTGTCTGGTGAGTCGAAAAAGGCGATCGCCTGCTCGATCTCGTCTGCGACGTCGGCCTTGATGCCGGGGATAGGCTCCCAGTTGTAGTCGAGGGAGCGAACATCATTTATGAGATGTTTCACGCATATTTGCGCTACGTCGTATGCTTCGTAGATCGCCTTGAGCGTTGGGAAGCTGACGCGGTTCGAGCGCGGTGTAAGTTGGACGTTCGCGCCGACAGGATAATCAAACGTCCTAGGAGGGCGACGATTACCAAAGAATGGGTCGAGCGGCCGGCCTGGCGGGAACGGCGGCCCCCATGTGAGCCCTTGTATAGCGAGCGCTTCCTCTAGCTCCTCAGGAGCTTGCCCGAATCCGCTCGCTAGGTTCTGTTGGAGACGCGCGTTTAGCTTGCCGCTGATAGAGCTTGTGGAGGTCCAGCCTGTTGCTGCGTGCGTGATCGCGCTGCCTGGAGTTTGCCCTGCTGAGTGTACGCGGGTTGCGCCCGGACCAAAGCTCTTAGCGACCTCGCTCGGATCGAGCGTGCCGGTCTCGACAAGCGACTGCCCGACTGCGTGCATGGTCTTCGCAATCGCCGCCGTCTCGATCGCCTTTCGGCTACGGTCTCGGCGCGCGCTGATAACGGGAACCTTCACGGCAACATCGCCTCTATCGCTAAGCGCGGGGTACGTCCTTCGCCTATGCGGTTGCTGTCGGTTGCGATGATGCTACCGGAATCAGAAATCGCGAGTTTGATCTCGCCTGAAGCGTATTGTGCTTTCTGCTCACCGTTCATCAAATCTATCAAATCAGTCATTCGGAATCTCCCGCCGCGGCTTGCTCTAGGCCTGGCCGCAGTTGAGGTTACTGTTTCAGAAATCCTTCGCACTTCGGACAGCGGTACTCACCGTCCATCTCGAAGAAACGGTGATTCTCGCCGTCCTTACACTTCTCCTCTGCCCATTTATGTATCGTCTCGTCATGTTGAAGCTTGGGGATCTGCCTTAGCTCCGCAATCTCAGGCCGTCCTCGTCTGCTAGCGATCTCTCGCCAAGCTGTAG